TTGCCCACCAGCAGAAGTATATCCACCGTTTCCAACACCATTTGTTGGAGTTTCTTTTAGAAATTGTTTGAAAGTTTTCATGCTTCTAATGCAGTAAAAACTACTTTGAATGATGTTTCTGATGCAGATGATGGATGTCCCAATAATCTCAAGGATCCACTACTGATATCAGATGAGAATGTTGCAACTCCAACCGGTTGATTTATAGTTCCATATTCTGACATATACGTTGTTGTTCCATCATGTATAACATTGATGGATGTCATATTGTAATTAGTTCCTCTGGTGACTTGAACTTGATAATTCACAGATCTATAAGTGGTTGCACTTATGGACATTACTACTGCAGTATTTGTACTTGTAGTCGTAAGAATACCTGATTGTATATCACCAGCAACTAATTCTAAATTGGTTGCAGATACTGGAGAGAATGTAAATTCTTCTGATGTGGCATCATATCTTAGAAATCTACCATCTCCAAGATTTGAGGTATCAACATCAGAAAGATCGACTAAAGCACCACCACCACCACCGTCACCAACTTTCCATTTGTTGGTGGCGTCGTTCCATTTGAGAACATATCCATCCTGCAATCCTGAAATATCAACATCATCAAGATCTTTGATAAAACCGGCACCACCGCCGCCGATGGTATATAACTGTTGTTGAACTCTATTAATGAATAACTTATAGTGCTTTGCTAAGTCTTCATGTGTAGCAAAGTTCTGATCGGTTGGAGTTAGTGGATCAACATTAGATTCGCTTGGATCTGGCTGAATTGGTCTGCTATTGACTTCTTCTTTTAAGACTTCTTGTTTTTCCTTTATCTCTTCAACAAGGGTTCTTAAAGACTTGAATCCTTCATTAAGTTCATCAATCTGTTCATCATAATATTTTACTTCAGGCAATTCTGAAATTTCTTTCTTTAGTTCATTGAAGTAATTGAGAAGTAATTCATCAGTTTTTACACTCTCTTGATTTACTCCTTCAATTTTTTCTTTGAGAGATTTTTTGAGAAGATTATACTCACCTAAAATCTGCTTCTTTAACTTCCTATCATCATCTTTAAATTCTTTATGATGTCCCCACATCCTCATGGAGGTTTCTTTTATTTCTTTCCAGATTCTTTCTTTTTCTGAATCAGATCTTTCCTTCTCAGAATCAAATCTACTACTCAGATCTTCTCGAAATTCATTGAAAGACGTTCTGGTTTCAAATTCTTTTTTATCAAAGTGCTCTTCGATTCTATCCAGGTCATATTCAACCTTTCCTCTCAGACCTTCAACCGCATCATGAACTTTGATAAAATCATCGTCGATTACACTAAAGGTCTTTCCAATCCATGAGAAATCAGGGACTTCATTTACCTCATTGACCCACTTGGGAAATGAAGGGATTTGATCCTGTACCTCTTGAACTGCTATTCTAAGAGACTGAATGTCTTCTTCATAATATTTTGGTTCAGGTAGTTCCTCAATATTCTGATTTACTTGCTCAAGGCGTTGCTCTAATATACTGATTTGATCATCATAATATTTTATTTCTGGTATATCTGCGGCATTCTTTTCTATTACTTCTTTTACCAGATCAATCTGATCACAGATTGCCTCTATCTCTGCTTCATAGTATCTAACTTCAGGTATATTTTCTCTTACCTGATTAATTTGTTCTGTTAGATCTTTTAATTCTTTGTCGTAATATTTTATCTCTGGGATATCAGGAATGTCTGCCCTAATATCATTTACCATTTTGACCAATTCTGGCCACGGGGAAATTATATCTTTGACTTCTGCGAACGTATTACCATCAGCATCTTCTATGGTTTGCGTTGCTTCAGTTAATATCTCTTCTTCTTTCTCAATAAAATCTTCTACAGAGGGAAGTTCTTCCGCGTTCTCTTCTGTTATGAAATCTTGAATTGATGGAAGATTGCTTAAATCTTCAGCGAATTCGTCAATCGAAGGTAAATCCTTATACGACATTTTATTAGTAACTTAAATACTTCGGGATTTCTCTCCCTTTTTATTTAGGTTCATCTTTAACTCCGTTCTTTAGCATTTTTGCAAGTTCTGCTGTTGATCCAACAAACAGAGCATTATTGACAGTAGATGGACCACGAACTTGTTTATCCTCCTCAACATCCTTCAGTTTTTTCTGAAGATCCATTAATTTGTCAGTGGCATCTGCAACGTTTTTAATTAGTTGTCCCGCAACTTCATATGCTCTTGGCATCTCACTTTCTTGTGCCAACTCAAGGATGCCATTAATTGCTTCTTGACCTTTTTCAATTATGCTATAAAGATTGCCTCTTGTATAGTCATAGTCTTTTTTGATATCATCAGAAGCCTCTTTTATTTTTTCAATTTTCTTATCAACAACTTCAGGTTGTACAATGTCTCCTTCGACATTGAACTCGTCATTTAATGTGTCAAATTTATTTGTCATTGTTATGAGAGCGTACCACTAAATCCGAAATCATCACCTTCTTCGATCAATGCATTATCTGCTGCATTAATAACGTGTACAGGTGCCCCTCTGAGGTGTTCTGTGATGGTAGAACCATCCTGACCTCTAAGAACAGTGATCTTATTACCTGTAATAGATTTGATGAAGATCTGCTCACCTTCAATATTTACATAAGTCTTAGCAGTCAATCCACTTGCATCTTCGACTTCAAACGTCTTCAATGTTTTAGTGATATCTGCTGACAGAGTAGTTGCTGCATCGCCAGTGTAATTCTTAGTCGCTCTTGGTTCAACAGAGTATGTAATTTCTCTTGTGGTATTTGTAATGTCTGTACCAGTGAGATAACTGATAGTAGATTTTTTGATAATATCTTTGGTTGCTGCGGATACAGGACCAAACAGATATGTTTTTGCTGTAAATCTCAGAGTATAAAGAAGAACTCTTCTTGTGGTATAGTCTCCTTCATAATCATCTTGCATTGTGATATTTTCCAGAACAACTGGGATATCACGTTTTTCTTGAATTGATTCTACTAACTCAACACTTAAACTATATGCTGGTTGGAAGTATGGTAAAATCTGTTCCACAATCTGTAAAGCATCATCGTTTAACTTAGTCATGATGCTCAGTTCAAATTGCATATTATATGGAACTGGCATGTATACTTTTTTAGACTCAGATCCATCGTCTGGATCTTTTACAGTATACTGCTGAGTTGTGCTTACTTTTCTTGATGAATCATATGTCAATCCAGTAAATTCAAATGACATTCTTGGTAATGTCATTGCAACTGACTTATTAAGATCAGCAGATTGCTCAAGTCTTGCTAAAAACTTCTGCGTTGGACCATAAGCCAGAGGGACTCTAACAGCACTGACAACATTGTCATCAGAGTTTGTTTGCTTGATCGTAATGGAGTTAAAGAGAGTACCAAACGAAATGATGGTTCTTCTCAATATCTCGTTATAAAAATATTCAAACATTTTGAATCCCTAAGATATTATTCGGTATAATAAGGATTATTTAGGGAATACCGAATGGGTTCTGCTCAGAAAAGTCTAATATAGAGTCTGCTTCCGTTTCAATATTAATATTGTCAGCGAATCCGTCGTCAACAGGATCTAAACTTGCTGACAGTAATCCGTGAGATGCGCCTGAAGTTGAACCAACAATACTTTCATTAATGGTAAACTCTCCATTAACATTACCAACCTCAAGAATGTTTGTAGTAGAGTTCCAAGTTCTAACTCTACCGGTGGTTCCACTAACAGATCCAGTAACAATTTCATTAAACACAAAGTCTCCAGAGGAACTCATGTTTGGATTGGAAATAGTAATTGTAGGTACAGTGCTGTAACCTAAACCAGCATTGGTGAGTCTAATTGATGTAAGAGTACCACCGGCACCTACAACTGCTGTTGCTGCGGCAGATACCGTGGTTACGCCGGACAAGAATACTTCATTACTGAATGTGATTGTTGGTGAAGTGGTATATCCAGAACCAGCATCTGTAAGAGTAACAACTCCAACAATGCCATCACCAATCTTGGTTGTTGCTGCTGCACCTGCTCCACCGCCACCAATGAATCTAACACCAGGTGCTACAGTATATCCTGCACCGGGATTTACAATATCAACTGCTTGAACAGATCTTGCTTTTGGATTTGCACTGTCATTGCAAACAACGATTCCACCAATCATTCGAGCAGAGGCTATACCAGTAACTCCACCAG